AATTGCTTCAGGCTCGATGGTTTTAGCGGTGCTGCCGGCGGGTTTCGGTTCAGGGTCAAGATCATCATCCCCGCCACCTGTGCCTTTGGGTGGGTCAAAGAAAAAACCTTTGCTTAGTAACATTCTCATTGCTTCATCTCCTTGAACAATTGAATTCAAAGCGCGTATGAATTTTCCGCCTCGCGCCGGCGCATATACCAGGTCAACCGAATTTACTTTCTCTATTTTGGTGACCGTCTTCCCCGATGTGGTCATAAATAAATCGGCAGAAAAACCAAGGTGCGAATTTAGTGCATCGTCCGATAAAAGCTCCTTTCCTGTTTCAAGTAAGATATGTGCAGCCGGTCCGATTGGTGTAAGTTCGGCACGGATGCCTGATGCTGATTCATCCCACACGGCATTTTTGACGATGCCGGCCAGATCGTGAATATCCCTATTTTCAAGGGTGTGATTGATAAAACACTCGGCTCCATTCCACATGCCAAGAGAGGCGCGGAGCACGTCCGCGGGAAACGTCCACCCATTGCCGACGCCCTCTGTAATGATCATGATTTCAAAGCCGGCAGGGGTTGGAATGTTTTTGAGTAACAAACGAATTTTGGTTTTCATAAGGCTCCTACATAGATTTAGGTTTTTCCTCTCCAGTTTCGGGATCAATCGTTTTCTTGACTGAATCACCTGTGGATGAGTCATATCCGCTTGATGGGTCACGCGGGTCTGGTTTGTTTTGTGGTTTTAGGACTGGTGGACCTGCTTTTTTTCCGCGTGCCAACATTGCTTCGATATCAGTAGTTTCACCAACGAATTTATATGCAAGGCGCAAGAATTCAGCATCATCAATGAGTTGGCGATCTCTAATTTCCATAAGAGCGTTGATAATATTGCTGGCAGCCATGGCAAGAGAAACATTGTCCCTGGAAGAGATATCAGCAGGTGAGATATCGATTTCAGGTTTGGTCTGAAGTTTTTTATCGAACTGGCGCCGTCGTTCGATCACTGCAAGGAAGACCTTTTTGACCATCCACATGAACAAAAGTTGGCGCTGTTCGAAGTGACGATATGTAGGACCGCCGGCTGCCTCTGCGGTGGTGCGGGTTGACCCTTCAGGTTCAGCCAAAAAGTGCATTGGAAGACCTGTGCCGGCCGCGATCATTTTCTTGATGGCCAGGCCGTCCTCTTTGGCATCTGAACTTTCAAGGTTCGCAGATTTAGCCTCCCACGTTTCACCCACATTCGTGACGAGTATAGATCCAGGTGTGGGTGGAGCGGCATTGAGCGCATTTTGACGGGCAAGGCGCTCGGCTTCACTATTGAAATTTCCTGTCAGAATCCAAATAAATGCGTTCCGATATCGGTTTAGCCTGGCGCGGTCTTCCAACCAATTGCTGTACCTACTCAACCATTTGAGATCGGGTGCAAGGTCAGATTCGCCCCATTGTCCGCCCACTGGTCGATTGATCGTGAACTGCATCACAACACCTTTGGTGTGTAAATCAGCAATATCCGCTTTATGGTAAGCAGGGTAGGATTGTTGATCAACTTCGGTTTTGAGTTTGAAGCTGATTTGCTGATTCACGTCATTGGGTTTGGATTCAATTTGCTCAATCATGGATGTGGGAATCGCTCGAACATAACTCATGCCGGCAATGTCCGTGGTTATGAGGATAAAAAGATTGCCGGTTCTGGTGAGTTCATCACACCATTCATAGATTTGAACGGGCATATCATTAAGCTCATGTTCCCAAAAATCACGCATGAACTTCATTGTCCGTTTTTGTTTGCAGGTGAATCCAATTCCACCACCGACCACATATTGGGTCGTTAGTTCTACTATCCGCCTTGCAAGTGGGTTTTCGTGCCATGCTTCCAGACAATCAGAAAGAATCTTGTTTCGATCTGGTGTAAGGCGATCAGGCGAATTCGTTGAGCTGCCCTCGTAGAAATTGAGGTCAGTTTCTTGAAGGGCGGATAATTGAGCCTTTACCTGGGACTTAATTTCCGCCTCGAAAACGGGCATTAGCAAGCGGGTGAAAATGTTGGGCATAGGGTCCTCCCCATTTGACCTAGTTCCTGAACGGTGAGCAAAGTACGATTGATATCGACATTGGTTAGAATGCCTGGCAATCGGCCGGCTGATGTGAATTGCTGAATCAATGGATTCAAGAACGGATAGAACTGGTCAGGTAGACCCTGACGATAGGCCGGCTGCCAAAGTGGGTGTAACATGGCGCGGTAAACCTCTGCCGGCATCAGGGTGTAATGGCTCGTTGAAAACATATAAGTATTCCAATAACCAGAACTTATATATTCCCAACACAGGGCAGCCTTTTGACCAGCATCAAGGGTGGTCATGTATGAATCCCAACGGTGAAGACGTTCGGGTATTTTGAACTTTGACGAGATCGAATTCCTGAACGGGTTTTCTTCCAGGTCACCGGCTGGTAAGATCAGGTGAGGATATAAATTGTGCAGGTCTGAAAGGATCTGTGCCTGTTTGATCGGGTCAAGGTATGGGTAATAATAACCATAGGTGCCTGTGGCGATGCCAGCTGCAGCAGCCCCTTCAGCATTGCGGCGATATTCCGTATCTTCGAGAAATCCGCAGGATGCTCGAAGGATTGCGAATTCAACGCCCGCCGATTTGACCATGGGCCAATTGATTTTGCCATTATGTTGCGATACATCTATCCCCATTGTGTTGCGCATAGGTGCCTCCTAAAATCCTTTGTCCAGGTCTTTAAGTGGGTCCGGTGCTTGAACGTAAGCCGGTGGACCTGAGACAATCCAATTTTGTTTATCCAACACGGTGGCCATGGCTGCCGAAATGATCAGATCATCATGAACCAATTCGCCCTCACGGTCACGTGTGCCATCAGGAACGCCCCATCTGACCTTGCGTTCCGGACCTGCAATTACTTCCATCTGGCAATAATCGAGTTGATTCCAGAATGTATGCCGTTCGTCCTTTAGGTGTGGATATCCACGGTCTGGCTTGTGGTCTTTGAATCTGCCTGATTCGCACATGGATATAAAATCCCATGCGAGTGCTGATTTTGTGGAGCCGGTGAACAAGAACGGCAAAACATGATCACCAAGGGCATTCACAAGAAAAGATGACAAACCGGCGCCGACGCCGGTGCAGTCGATCACTTCCCAAAGTGGCAGCCATTTTTTGGATAGATCGAGGATGGTTTGATAAAGTGTGCTGTGCTTAACTCCAATCCATTCTCGGCGGTAAACAACTTCGTAAACCGGTGCTCGGATGATTGGGTCATTGATCGTGGCAAGGTTGGCTCTGACGATGGTTAGGGCTGTGCTGTCTCGTCCTGGGTTACTCATGCGGTCAAGTTCCATGGTGACGTTTTCATCCTCGCCGGCGACGTCGATCAGAAAGGCATAGAGTTCGCCGGTGACAGGTTCGGCCAGGTGCGGATGTGTTCCGGACATGGCTGACCGTCTGGCAGGTGGAAACATTCCACCTTCTGAAGAAATCATTTCAGAGAAAAATTGAGTTTTGATAAGAGGATTCTGCCGGCCAAGCTTTGCAACTTGTTTGGCCACAAATTCACCGTATGCAGGCACTTCTTTGGCCACTACGTTGGCGTCTGTTACGAATACCCTCCTGATTCCGTCCGATTTTTGCTGTGCAAGTGCAGATTTGAGCTCACGTGCGAGCAGGGTTGTATCTGTCCAGGCTGTGCCCCAAAAGACGATTGTTGCATTGGTGCTGGCAGCCATGGGCAGGATATCACGATCAAATTTGGCTATGTCAACGTCCTGGGCTTCATCCACTTCGAGCAGCAGGTTTGCTGTGGCACCGACGACATTAGCCTCGGGCTGAGCGGACATGAATTTGATTGACGTAGAGCCTTGGCGGAATATGAATCCCTCCTCTTTTTCGAACGCGCCTTGCGTCAATAGATTGGCTTTCAATATCCGCTCTAGCCGCTGCATTGCGTTGAGGCATTGGGGTTTCCATGTGGGGCTGACCTTCACCATTTCTTTGCCTAGGGATGAATACAGTACCATTAGGTACGACTCGATTTGAGCTTGTAATTCGTTTTTACCGCTCTGGCGTGGGAACATCACGACAAAGGTTAGCCCTTGCTTTTTTGTAATGCTTCGGATGATGGCTTTCATAACGGGGATCTGGTAATTGCGAAGTTTTATCTTTCCCGCACGCTCGATAAAAAGCAGGGGATTTTTGACTGTACGCTTCAAAACCATATGCAATGACGTCATTTGCCCCAAATCGTCGCTACGAGGCTCACAATGCCTATAAATGACCCTCCAAAGAGTAATCCGAAGATTACCTCTGATTTTATGAGTCCTTTTTCAGCAGCGCGGAGCCTGGCTTCATGATCTTTTACACAATCCACCCATGGAATTAGTTTCGCATCTAACAAATCAATTTTTTTATCGAGAGAATTTAGAGTGACCTCATCGTCCATGTTATTCAATCCCCATTTCCCTAATGGCATCTTCTAGGGCTAATTTCAATTCCTCGCCTGAACTCAGACTGTGGCCTGTCAAAAATTGGTTTGCTCGGAGTAATGTTGAAAGTCTGACTGAAACGGAAGACAACAAAGATGCAAAATCTAAGTATTTATCATGGTCATACTCCTTGGGAACCGTTTCCATGTTGGAGAGTCTGGCGAACACGCGCAAATTTAGAACACGCAGCATGGCGATTTCACCGACTAGATCAGGCGAGATTTCAGATAAATCTGTGCATTCCCCGTCAGTAAAAAATCTTGAGTAAAAACCGTGCTTAAGTGCGTTCGTATTCCCCGGTTGTGCTCCCCGTTTCTTGCTCACGCAAGTAATATAGTGCGAAAAAAAAAGAAAATCAATTCTCGCCAAATTTGGCGATACCAGCTCCAGGATACAGTATTGGAATCCGCGGCGATGGTGGCGATCGGCTGAAAAAACGCTCACATGCCGGCAGGCATCGGCGTTTTTGGCGATACCTCCGGAGGCATGTTTTTGCCTCTTGAAAGCATCCCCGTTTCGTGCGATACTATTGTCAGGAGGTAAAATATGTCATATCCAGGTGGGAAAGGCAGCCCGGGGGTTGTTCAGAAAATAATCAATCAGATTCCCCCACATCGCACTTACATCGAGCTTTTTCTTGGTAGTGGGCAGGTCATGAGAAATAAGAGGCCGGCCGAGCATAATATAGGTGTCGAGATCGATCAGAGTGTAATTGATCAGCATTGGGGGAATCCACCCCATGATCACACCATTCTTTGTG